AGCTGGTCAAAAAATTGGTTCTAATTCACCTGATCCTATAGCTGCTATAAGACAAAAATTAGGTGCATATATTAACAATGAAAAACAAAAAGATTTGTATAGTTGTTTACAGGGTGCATTTGGTTCTTTAACAGCTAATTCAAGTTCTTCTGCTTTATTTGATTTAACTATTGATTCTGAATCTGGTGATACACCTACAGCATTAGGTGCTGGTACTGTTGCAAAAGCTCAATCTCTTTTAGGAGATCAAGGAGATAAACTAACAACAATTGCAATGCATTCAAAAGTATTTTATGCATTAAAAGAACGTAAGGCTCTTGATTATGTAACAAATACTGAAGCAAGATTAAGTACTGCTGCTACTGGAGCAAGTACTATTAATGCTTTTGGTGGTTCTTCTGCCGGTGCATTTGGCGATGTTTCAGTTCCTCAATTTATGGGTATGAATATTATTGTTTCAGATGATATTCCAAAATCTGGATCAGGTGCTTCAACTGAATATGCTGTGTATTTTTTCTCTCAGGGAAGCGTAGCAACTGGAGAGCAATCTGCTTTAATAACAAAAGTTGATGAAGATGTACTTGCTTTTGAAGATGTAGTTTCATTTAAGCATGCTTATATTTACCATCCTATTGGTATTAAATGGGCTGTAACTACTACAAACCCAACCCGTACTCAATTAGAAGTAGCATCTAACTGGGCTAAAGTTTATGAAACCAAAAATATTGGTATTGTAAGGGCAACAGTAACTTCACCACTTGATTAACAATGGCTAGTATTTTCGAATTACAAAATCCTCCTTTTGGTCAATTAACTAAAACAAAAGTTATAAAGACTGAAAATGGAGCTCATACATTAACAACTGCTGAACTTATTGAAGGTATTGTTGATGGTACACCAACTGGTAATAGAACTATTACTACACCTACTGCAGCTGAAATATTAACTGCTTTAGGAGTACAAAATAAAGTAGGTCAAACTTTTGAATTAACTGTTGTTAATAAAGCAGCATCAACTCATAAGTTTACACTTACTGCCGGTACAAATGTTACTATTGTTGGCGAACCGGACATTGCTGCTGATACTTCAGGAACTTTTATTTTTAGAGTTACAAGTAGTACAGCTGTAAGTGCTTTCAGAAAATAATGGGCATAGCTACTTTTAGATTAGCTAAAGAAAGGGAAGCTGCTTTAAAGGTAGCTTCTCAATCTTTAAAAAAATTAGAAACAAAGCCTAAACAAAAAAAATCTAATGGCAATAACAATAGTCGAAACACCAGGAAGCGCAACAGCAAATAGTTATTTAACTCTTGCTCAAGCACAAGAATTTATTGATGGACTAGTTGAAAATGATGATATAGTTGCATGGGGTACAAGTACTACAGATCAAAAAAACCGTGCGCTTTTTAGTGCTGCTCAAAGAATTGATAGAGAAAGATTTTTAGGTGCTAGAACTAATGAAGCACAAGCACTTGAATGGCCGCGATCTGGTGTTAAAAAACCTTATACATATACGAGTACTTATAATGCTCTTTATCCGAGTAATTTACAGCCTGCTTTTTATGCTGATAATGAAATTCCAGATAGAGTTAAACATGCTCAAATTCATTTAGCAGTTTATTTAAATAATAATAAAGACGGACTTGATTTAAGTGGTTTTGAAGATTTTAATGAAGTATCAATTGGTGATTTAAATGTAAAACCAAGATTTTATGGTGCTGTTGGTTCAAACAGAATACCGCCTATAATAGAACAATACCTAACAGGCATACGTATAAGTGGGCCTGCAACTATAGCCGTAAGGAGGAGCTAATTATGTACGAATTTCCATCAGCCAAGATTGTCAAAGATACAAATTCACATACAGGACGTTTTGGAAAAATCCAGGCAAATGAAGATACAGTTTTTGCATCTATAACTGCTCAAAACATTGATGGTGCAAGTACCACAATTAAATTAGACGCTAGTTGTGAAATTTGTGGAGTAATAACAGCTTTTGAACTTTCAAGCGGTTCTGTTATTGCATATAGATTATAATGTCGAGAATTTCTAAAGGTTTTAGAAAAATATCTTCAAAAGTTTTAGGAAAATTTGGAGGTAATGTTACTGTTCAAAAAATTAATAATGGTGTATATAATACAACTGATGGGACAATAAGTGAAAGTATAACAAGTGAAACTGTAAAAGCAGTCTTGCAAAATGTAAACGAAAGAGAAATAAATGATTTAATAAAAGAAACTGATAAAATTTGTTCTATAGCAGCATTAGATTTAACTTTTGTACCTACTACACAAGATAGAGTTACTATAGTAAATATTAATTATCAAATAATAAGAATATTAAAAACTGAAAATGATAATCAAGAAATCAAATATAATTTATATTTAAGACAATGAAAAGAATAGAAATAAGTAATATAGGAAATTTTTTTAAAGAAGAACATGAAAATTTATTACGACTTGCTGTTTTAACATTAGATTCACGAATAAAACAAGCTTCTCCTGTAGATACCGGACGTTTTCGTATGAATTGGCAATTAGCACAAAATAAAAGATCAGCACCTATACAGGGCGGACCATTTACAACAAGCAAAAATACAATAATTCCTCCCTTAAAATTAAATTATCAAAAAGAAAAAACTGGCAATACTTATAGTTTAATTAATCCTTTACCTTATGCTGAAGCAGTTTGTTTTGGAACTAATACACCTCCGTCATGGAATAATAAATTTAGGTCTAAAGATAGTAATAGAACAGCAGGGTGGCCATTAAAAGAAGTTGCAGCTGTAGCTAGAATTGTAAAAAAAGCTAAAAGTAAAAATTAATGGCTCAACTTAATTTAAATACAGTAAGACAAAATATAGAAGCTAGATTAGCTACTGAAATGGCAAATAATCCTGCTATTACAGTTGTTTTTGGTAATCAACCTTTTAAACCTACTGCTAATAACGATTTTATACAGTGTTTAATTGAATTTACGGGTAGTAATTATATTACTTTAGGAGGTACGAATAATAGTACTAATAGTCAAACCGGTATTATAACTTTTAATATTTTTACAAAAGTAGGAGTAGGTCTAGGTAATAATTTAACACTAGCCAAAAGAATAAGAGATTTATACAATAGGGTAATTCTTAACGACATTTATTTTGAACCTCCAACTGGTCCTGCTGTTTTAGAAAATGCAAGTCCAGAGGGTTTCGTTCAAAGTGTAATGTCTATAGCTTTTGAAACTTACGAAAATTTATGATTGAAATGACTGATGAAATGCTTGACATTATTGAACAAGTAAAAGGCAAACGTAACCCAAAACTATGGGATAACCGTTGTGAGTCAGCTTTAAAACGTAAAAATTTATGTTCAGTAGAAAAAAAACAAAAAAAAGGATAAACTATAATTAAATTTCTTTTTTTGTTATGGCAAACGTTCGTGGAGAAGAAGGAGCAGTACATTTTGATAATGGTTCTGGCTCTGTAAGTGCAGTTGTTGGTACAACATCTTGGACTTTAGACATGACTAAAGACACACTTGAATGTACAGCTCATGGCGATACTTCTAGGAAATATGTTGGTAGTCTAAAAAGTGCAACTGGCACTGTAGAGGTACAATATACAGCTACAAGTGGCGATGCCGTTGCTGAATTACTTGCAGATATAAATACTAGTGAAGATCCAGCTGACGCATCATTTAATTTATTTTTAGACGAATCAGGTGCTAAAAAATATTCTTTTAATGGAATTGTTAATGGTGTTGGAGCTGCTTCTACTGTTGGAGAATTAACAACTCAAACTGTAAGTTTCCAGGTATCAGGTCCTATTACTTTTGCGGTTTAATTTATGGCTGAAAAAAGAGCAGTTGATCTCATTATTGGTGCATTTGATTTAAATGAAAGACGTAAATTTACATTAAAAAATGCAAATAATGAACCTATTATTGATTTATATTTTAAACCAATAACAAGATCGGACAGGACAAGGGTTCAAGCATTAGCAGGAAGTGATGATGCTTTAAGAGTTTCCACTCAAATGCTTTGCCACATGGCAGAAAAAGAAAATGGTGAAAAAGCTTTTGGAAGTGGTGATGTTGTACGTTTGCAAAGAGAATTACCAGAAAAAGTTTTAAATGATATTGAATTATTTTTATTTGAACTTGGCGGTGAGATTGAAATAGACGATGCAAAAAAAGAATAAAGGGGGATAGCTGGCTTTATTTTGAGTTTTTCCTAGCAACAGAATTAAAAATGACAGTGAGCAGGCTACGTCAGGAGTTATCACAAGCCGAGTTTTTGTATTGGGCTGCCTATTATGAGGTAAAAAATGAATATGAAAAAGAAGAATTAGATAAAATTAAGAAATAAGTGTAAACTAATAAAAAAAAGTATTTATGGCTTTTGCTAGTGTTGTTATTGATGTCGTTGACAAAGCCAGCAGTAAGCTAAAAAAAGTAAATGATGCAAGTAAAAAATTAAGTAGGTCTTTTAATGTATTAGAAAAAAGAAATAAAGGTATTACAAGAGGCTTTAAAGGTTTAGCAAAAGTTGTTGCTGCTGTTGGATTAGTTGAATTTGGAAGAAGATCAGTTGCAACTGCTGCTAATTTTGAAAAATTAGAATTACGTTTGAAATTATTAACAGAGGCAACTGGACAATTTTCTGATGCACAAAAAATTGCTACAAAGGGTCAAGAATTATTTGGTATAAGTGCTTCTGAAGCATTAGAGGGGGTTACAAATATTACTGCAAGATTATTACCATTAGGTGTTAGTTTACAAGACATTGAAACTACTTTTATAGGTTTTAATACAGCAGCAAAATTAGGAGGAGCATCAGCTATTGAGGCATCTAACGCTTTTAGGCAATTAGCACAAGCATTAGGCTCTGGACGTTTAGCAGGCGATGAATTTAGAAGTGTTTCCGAACAAGTACCATTAATTTTGAAACCACTAGCAGACGAATTAAATGTATCTACTGGTGAATTAAAAGAATTAGCTGCACAAGGAAAACTTACAAGTGAAGTAGTTATTAGGGCTTTACGGAAATTAGGTAAAAGTGGTGCTGATGATTTAAAAAAAATATTAGAAAATGACCCCACTCAGGTTTTTAAAAATTTACAAAACGAGATAGAACAATTTCAAATTACTATTGGTAAAGCATTACTTCCTGCTACTAAATTGGCAACTAGTTCTTTAACTAATTTAATTGCTGTTATTAATGCAATACCACCAGAAATTACTTCATTTGTTGTTGTTACGGCCACTCTTGTAGGTGCAATAACTATTGCAATACCAGTTATAAAAGCTATTGTAGGTACTTTAATTACATTAAAAACTATTGCAGTAGGTGTTGCTGCTGTAATGGGTGGACCTCTAACTTTAGCAATTTTGGGTATAGGTGCTTTAATAACAAAATTTACTGTTGATATTGTCAAACATAATAAAGAACAAAAAAAATTAAAAGAATTACTTGAAAAAGGAACTCAAGCACAATTAGATGAAAGACTTGCTGTTGAAGAAAATACACTTGCACAATTAAAAAATACAACTGCAAGGGGTAATGCCAAAAGAGGAATAATGCGTCAAATTAAAGAACAAGAAAAATTAATAAAAAAAATTAAAGAGGCTAGTAAGGCAGCACAACCAACTGAAAAAGATAAAGAGGATATAAGTAAAGAGGATCAACTTATAGCATTTTTAAATAGAGATAAAACAAAAATTGATCCAAATATGAAAAAAAAGGCACTTGAAAGTGTTGAACAAAGCAAAATTTTAAAAACACTAAGAAGGCAAATTGAGGTTAAAAAAATTGAAAATGAAATTGACAGGCAAATTTTAGAAAGAAAATTTGAATTAACAGATCAATTAAGAGAAATTAACAAAATAAAAGATGAAAAAATAAGGAAAGATTCACTTGAGGCTGCTAATGCAAATTTCCTTTTAGATATACAGGATTTACAAACACAAAAGTTAAGAGAACAAAATCAAGTTGCATTGGAACTAGGCCAAACTATTAGGACAGGTCTTATTGATGGCATTAAAGGTGCAATTAATGGTACTCAAACATTTGGTCAAGCAATGACGAATGTTTTAAATAATTTAAAAAATAAATTAATGGATAAAGCATTGAATAATTTATTTGATTCTATAGGAGGTTCATTATTTAAAAATAAAAAATCTGGTGGTGGTGGTTTCTTTTCTAATGTTTTAGGTGGAATTTTTGGTAAAAAAGCACAAGGAGGTCCAGTTGTAGGTGGTAGGTCTTACGTTGTTGGGGAACGTGGTCCAGAATTATTCACACCAAGAGGGTCTGGTAATATTACACCAAATAACCAGCTTGGAGGTTCCGTAAATATAAATGTAAACGTTGACGCAAGCGGTAGTCAGGTTGAAGGTAATAATAATCAAGGTAATCAACTTGGCCAACAAATTGCTGGTGCTATACAATCAGAAATAATTAAACAAAAAAGAGCAGGAGGTCTTTTAGCAAATTAAATGGCTGTATTTCCTTCAATAAAACCTATTTATGGGGAACAAATTACTGTAAACCAAGATTTTAGGATAGTAAAACTTGGTGATGGTTATGAACAGCGTTTTATTGAGGGTTTGCCTGCTAATAAAAGACTTTTAACTATACAAGCAAAATTTGAATTAACACAAACCGATGCAAATACCATAAATACATTTTTAGATGCACGTTTTGATGCTGGTATGGAAGCTTTTGACTATACACCCTCTAACAGGTCAACAATAAAAGTTAAATGTGTAAGGCGTTCTGAATCAATACCATATTTAAACAGAGTAAGTTTAAACCTTACACTTGAGCAAGTGGCTGAACCATAATGGCAATACCTGTATCTGAGCTACAGAAATTAAACCCAAGTGCAAGGATTGAACTTTTTGTATTGGAATTGGTTGAAGGTTTGCATTATGCAACAGGCAACCCATCAAATGTACCCACTGTATATAGGTTTCATTCTGGTACAAATATGAATACAAATGCAAATATTATTTGGCAAGGAAACACATACCAACGTTTTCCAATTACTTTTGAAGGTGCTGAATTTACAGGAAAAGGCCAAGTTCCAAGACCGACTTTAACGGTTGCAAATCTGGGTGGTATTTCAAGAAGCGGCTCTGTTATAACTGTAACTGATTTAATGTTGATTGTTAACTTAACAACCCCACATAATGATTTGGCAGATGCCAAGCTGACTCGCATAACAACGCTTGCAAGTGAAATTGATGCAGCTAATTTTCCAAGTAATAATAATCCTTTTGGGACGCCTTCTTCAAATGAATTGCCACAAGAAATATTTTTTATTGATAGAAAAACAACTGAATCAAGAGATATTGTACAGTTTGAGCTTGTTGGGGCATTAGACCAGGCAAATAAAAAATTACCAGCAAGGCAAGTTACAAGAAAAGATTTTGCTGGTGTTGGTACTTTTATTAATACGTAATGAATTACCCTTGGAAACAAGACGCAATAAATCATGCAAAAAAATGTGACCCAGAGGAATCTTGTGGCATTGTTGCTATAAAAAACAAAAAACAAAAATATTACCCTTGCAAGAATATTTCAAATGAATTTAAAGTAAATTCGTTTGTAATAAACCCACTTGATTATGCAGCAGTTGAAGATGCAACAGATGAAATTATTGGTATAGTACATAGCCACCCACAAAATATTTTAGAGTTTTCTGCTGCTGATAAATATAGCTGTAAAGCAATAAATTTAATTTTTTATCTTGTCTCTCCAAAATCAGATAAAATATCTGTAATGACCCCTGATGAAATAGATGCTTAAAAAAATAAAAGTTTACGGTACTTTAAGAAAATTTTTAGGACAATCTGAATTTGATGTGGATTTAAATACGCCTAGAGAGGCAATAAGTTTTTTAGTCTGTAATTTTAAAGGTATTGAGGAGCACATGGCAGAACAATTTTATACAATACAAGTTGGAGCAAAAGTAATAACAGAAGACTTATTAAATTTTAATTCACAAGACGATATTAAAATAATACCAGTTGTGCATGGTAATTTTTTTCCAATTTTACTTGGTGCTGGTGCTTTGTTTGGTGCAAGTGCAATTACTGCTGGTACTTTTTTAGGTAGTACATTGCTTGTAAATGCTTTAACAGCCATTGGTACAAGTATGCTTATTGATGGAGTTACAAGTTTACTTTCTCCACAACAAAGCACTCAATCTCCAACAAGCCAGCAAGATAGTTTAGACCCTGCAGCTTTGGCAAGTAATTATTCTTTTACAGGGCTCACAAATATTAGTAATGCTGGTGTTCCAGTGAATTTAGTATATGGTGAAATTGTTGTTGGTTCTATTGTTGTATCAAATGGGGTTGATACTGTACAAGTTGAGGGTAATAATTAATGGCTATTCAAGAATTTAACCAGACTACAGTTTTTAATAATCCTGATTTACCTAGTGGTGCTTTATCTTCAAAGCAATTTAATACTATCGTTGAATTGCTCGGTGAGGGTGAGATAGAAGGGTCAGCAACGGCATCAAAAGCTGGTATTACAGATAAAACATCTACTGCATATTTAAACGCATTTAAGAAGGATATTTTTCTAAACGGTACACAAGTTTTACAAGAAGCTGCCAGTAATACAGCACCTCAAGATAGTGATTTTAATTTTAAAGATGTTGGTTTTGATTTTAGGCTTGGCACTTCAAATCAAACTTTTATTGAAGGCATATCAAATATTGAAACTGAATCTGTTATTGGTACAACTGTTACTACCACCAATCCTGTCACTCATACTGTTACGCAATCAAATATTAATGCAGTCAGAGTAACTTTAAGATTCCCTTCAATGCAAAAATTTGAAGATAACGGAGATATAAACGGAGTTGAGGTAAATTTATTAATTAAAACGATTGAAAATGACGGCACAACAACCACTGTTATAAATGACACAGTAGAAGGTAGGTCAACAAATGCGTATTTTAGGGATTATTTAGTAAAACTTAGTTCAACAACGTCTTTTCCTGTAGCAATAAGGGTTGAAAGAGTAACAGCAGACAGTACAGATGCAAAATTAATAAATGCTTTTCAATTTAATGCAGCAACTAATATTATTTTTGAACAAAACGCATACCCTGATACCGCACACGTTGCATTAAGGTTTAATGCTGAACAGTTCCCTAGAATACCCAAAAGAGTTTATAGGATTAGAGGACGTAAGGTAAAAATCCCACATAATGCAACTGTTAATTTGCAAACAGGAGCAATAACATACGCTGGTACTTTCAATGGCAGTTTTAAAGGCACAAAAGAATGGACAACAGACCCAGCATGGATTCTTTACGACTTGCTTATAGACACAAGGGCTGGTTGCTCCATTCCAGAATCAAATCTTGATAAATTTTCTTTTAAAACTGTAAGTGAGTATTGCGGTGAATCAGTAGATGCTGGAAATGGCGACGGCTCTACAGAACCAAGATTCAGTTGTAACGTAAATATTACACAGCAACAAGAGGCATACACATTAATTAATTCACTTTGTTCTGTTATGCGTGTAATGCCTTTTTACTCGGCAGGCGGTATTGCTATATCTCAAGATGCACCAAAAACAACTTCATACCTTTTTACAAATGCAAATGTCACTGAACAAGGGTTTGTATATGCTGGTTCAAGTTTAAAAACTCGTCATACGGTTATAAACGTTAGTTACTTTGATATGACAACCCAAGAGGTTGATATTGAAACTGTTGAGGCTGACGCAGCTACACAAACAAAGTATGGTGTTGTTGTTAAAAATATAAAAGCTTTTGCTACAACAAGCCGTAATCAAGCTAGAAGATTAGGTCGTTGGTTTTTATACAATGAGCAAAATGCCGGCGAAAGTTGTTCTTTTGCAACAACTGCTGCTGCTGGTGTGCTTGTACGTTGTGGTGACGTAATAGAAATTTCTGACAGACTTAAAGCTGGAGCAAGGCGTGGAGGATTACTTAAAAGCGTAACAAACACTTCAACAGTGGTGCTTGATGACACAAACAATACTGACATACCAAGTT